GTTAGTGTAGTTGATTGACCAATTCGCTTGTCAAAGAATCGGCAGCCCGGATTCAAGATAGCACCATACAGTGAGTTCAAGTTAATCTTCTTAACCAACTGTCGCTTATCCCAAAACGCTTTTTCAGTTGCGTTGCCTGCTTCTTCAGCTTTCTTCTTCATTGCTTGCAGTTCTTTACGTTCTGCATACCAGCGCTTCAAGATACCTGGGATAACGCCTTCAAACTCTGTTGTAAAGATTGTGCCGTTAGCTGAAATCATCCACGGCATCTGGCTGTCGAAAATCAGCTGATGCACTTCTGCGCCACTCAGTACGTCAGTTCTACCATCTTCCCAATCAACATTGATAGCAACGTCTTTGCGCTTGTCCATAACAGCTTCGTATTCTATAGTACCGAACCGTCCCTCCCACGCACCAGCAAATGACTTCTTCTTAAGAGTCATTTCTTCGTGCACCATAGCATCAGTCATATCAGGACGCAGTTGGCCTATAATAGTCTCTGGTCCCATATTCAACGAACGAATTACACTTGGATATAGTGAATTTAAGTCCATTGAACCTATCCACTTGTGCCACCCTTTCTTTGGAAACGCCACGTATGCACCTGCTGCTTGAGTTGCACTATCGTCGTACTTGGTACGATTCGGCACCTGCAAGCCTCTGTGGTGCGCTTCGTTGATGATTGCTTGTTCAGTTAGTGCAACAGCACCCATAGTAGTTTGGAGCAAAACGGTATTCGAGTGAGCAAGTTCGTTACTCAAGTCGATAAACTTTAGCTTCTTGTCCAGCTTGTCCAACAGTGCCGTGTCCTGAATGTTGTATTCAATAAACTTTCTAAAGTCATTGTTGTATAGCTGATCAAGTGTGCCTTCGTAAACAGTTTTATTTTCACCTACTTCAATCTCACCGATAGCATCCAGACGATATGTATGACGCTCTTCGTACGTAAACTTGCGGTATAGCTGTAAACTATCTAAGTGAACACGACCTACTAGGTCAAATGTCTCAGAAGTCTTGCCATAACGCTCGAACTCTCTGCGCTTTGGAAGCTGATCCCACAAGCAGAACCTGCGCGTATCATTCTTGCTCAGCACTCTAGCAACACGGTTTACAGTGTAGGGTATATCATAGCCCTCACTGTTCCACCCGCTTAAAATGTCGCTGTCTTCGATAACAGTTAAGAACGTGTCCAGCATATCTGCTTCTTTATGAAACAGCATAACATTAGGAATATCACTAACGAGTTCTGTAGCTTGGTCCATAGTAAGTGTCTTTGGAGGTACAGCCAGACATATCATAGTCTCCATCCACTGCAAGTAGATAGATATACTGGTTATGCCCATAAACGGATCACTCGGATCAGCGAACCCTCTTTCTGGATCGAAGTCCGTCTCAATGTCGAAGAACGCAATGTTTAGCTTTGGTGCGTCTTGGTTGAGATAGTTTTCTGACAGACATTGGAAGATAGGATTAACATCAGACTCAAACAGTTTCTTGTCTCTGTTAATTGCTACTTCTTTGCGGAATTCTTTGGTGTTTTTACAAACTATCCTTTGGAGTGGGTCTCCGAAAATGCTTTTGTATCTGCCCTTTGGGTCAGTGTGATAGAATGTGTATTTTACTGGGTATTCTTGAAATTTGCGAACGCCATCATGTCTTTCAACGACTTTGATAGTGTCTGCATCGCGATCAAATATCGCGTCGACGTATGACATTAGTGTTGCTCCTCATTTCTGATCTTTGCTACTGCTTCGTGTTCGTATGTTGCTATGATGCATTCTCGAATGCATCCGTTAGGGTGAGGACAATCGCTGCATTGGTCAACGGCTTCGTCAGGCTCGTCCAACCAGTCGTAGGTGGGTGTATTCATTTTCTCTCCTCTCGTTATTATTTGGTTAACGGTACCTTCTGCATGTTCGTAAAGTGAACGACTCTTAGATACTTATTTTGGCTGATTCTTAATCATATACATTGTGACTTTTGGATCGTCAACAACGAGTATATCTTTAGGGTACAGCAATTTCTCACTACGCCGGCCATTGCGTCCGATAACTTCAACAGTTACCATTTTAGGACTAAGTTTTTTAACGATTGCAACTTCTAATCGTCGCCTGCCGTCTGGCACTACTGCTGTATCCTCGACTGCTATTTTACTACCAAGTATGTCTTTGTGTTCTGGAATTGATTCTGGCATTAAAATATAAGTCCTAGGATATAGATAATCATAAGCCCACCGTTTACTACGATGAGACTTTTCTCCTTCCACAAACAAGCGACGAGCGTCCACATTCCGCTGCTGACAACAAATGCCACAACATAGAATGGATAGATGTTGAAAGCAGCTAGTATAGACGAGGTTAGCAGCATAACAGTTGCTAACCAAGCTAGTTTCTGGTAAGGTTTGCCAGTAGGATCTGCTACTGGTTCTTCTGGGGGTTGCATTATTTGTCTACACCGACAGTTGTAACGATAGTCTCTAAATCGTCAAACTCGTCGTAATGTCTTTCCCAATCGCGGTTCTTGGCAATCTTAATTGCTTTGTTGATCAACGATGGTTTAACATCGAGCTCTTCTGCTGTTGCTTTTACTGCGTCCTTGAGTCCTTCCTTGAGGTCCTCGATTTCTTGCAGTACAGTTACGCCTTCTTGTACTAATTTTTCTAGTTTTGCTTTTTCTTCGGGACCATAGGTACGATCGCTCATATACTCTCCTTTGTGTTAAGTTATTGTTTATTATAGGGTTTTTCTGCTAGGCTGTCAACCGGAAAATACCTTTTTATTGTCAAAGGCACGATGCCATTTAAAGAACCGAGCTTTGTAATCACTTTGGTCATCACTAGATAGATTTATCCAATTTTCTTTACAAGCTAACAATTCCTGGACACCTGCTTCCCAGTCCGTGGTTTCGATGATGTGTTCTAACTTTTTCTTAGCAAGCTGAGCATCGGCAAGATTATCAAAGTCCTGCTCAATGTGCATTACTTCTATGCAGATTGTTTGATCTACATAGTCTAAGGAAAAGTCAATACCCCACTTGGGTTTGATACTGAGTAGCTTATTAAGAATGGGGCGTTGTTCTGCTACTTCTGCTATACGCTGTCTTGCTTCGCCAGCAAAGGCACAGCGGTATAGTAGCATACAATGATCCAACACTAATCCCTTTTCTGAGTTTTCAGCATCTTTGTACCAAGGGACAGCGGGAGCAATGTGATATTGTATTTCTCGATCCAGTGTCACTCCGTTTACAACGTAGTGTAGGTACTCGAGTTCTGTGGGGACTTCGTAGCCGTCTTTGTCGAAGTCTCTAAAAGGAAGTGTTCTAAGATGTTTATAGGACAAAGGTGCTGTTAAATATGGATTAGTTTCAAACGTGTTGTCTAAATTAACTAATTTCATTCAGCGCCTCCTTTACTTACTGTTATTTAATCTACGATACAGATCGTTCTTGATCGAACTTTTGTCACTTTCGTTTGCAATTGGCCTAGAATAGGTTGATTCACCTATGTTTTTCTTTTCTGCTTTCTTCATTAATTGCTGAAATTCTCTGCCCAGTTCAGAATCGTTTGATATTTTGGTTAATGCGTTTTCGTACTTTGCAAGTGTTTTAGCTAGTTCTGGAGATAGTTGCTTGCCTGATGCTGGGTTACTTTTATTACTAGCCTTGCCAGTGTTGTCGCCACTGCTCTTTTTGTCTTTTTTGTTATTCCCAAACGCTCCTTTCAAGGCACCGATATTATTATAGTCTTTCTTGCCAGCTTTCCAGTCTTTCTTCATCTGGTCCCACTTAGGACCTTCTTCAATACTGTCGTCGTCGTTCTCGGTGCTGCCTACTAGTTTGCCGTGTGTAACGTTTTTCTGTTCACCACTTTTAGAAGGCTTTGATTTGCCAACCTTGTCCTTGCCTTTGAGCTGACCGGCTTTACCTTTCTTGTAGCCTTCTGACATTGGTATGCCAGCAAGTGCTGCCATTTGTCTAGCTTCGTCCAGCATCTCTGGATTTGATTCGCGCCTAGGAGCATTGACTCCAGCAAGTGC